CCTAATTATGTCAGCCATATCTTTATGGCCCTGTTGTTCTAGCTCTGACGCTAGTGTTGTTCTGTCACTATTTAAAGCTTCTTTCATATAATACAATACAGTTTGATGCACTGCTTGTTTAAACGCTTCGGCTTGCTGTGCAATTATAGGATGCGACTCCGCGCCTACATTAACGATTCTATTTGTAGCTGTTGTTGCCCAAAATTCTACGTCATGGCCTTTATTGTCTGAAGTAACAACCTCAAATGCGCCAAGCGATATTGTTGCAGAATTACTCATTAGTTAACTTTAAGACTTTTTTGACCTGATCTATAAGCATCAGTTCTATTATATCCATCACCTTCTAATTTTAACTGCCCTAAAGCAGCTTCAAATTGAGTTTGATACTGTTGGGTAATGTCAGGCTCGCCCTTCATAAATATATATGCCTGCATAAGACATCCATATAAAAGCGCATTATCAGCATTGTCTCCAATCCAACTCTTGCCATCACTTGATACTGTGATTGATTGAGGCTCATAAAAATAATGTAACTCTACGGTAGAGCTAAGATTTGGAGTTGGCCCTAAAATAAATGAACTTTGATCAAAGATAGCGTAATACTTTGGAGCGCCAGTTGTTGCTGGCACAGGATATAATTCACGAATAAAGTTAACATCCTTAAAAATCAAGAAGTTATAACTAGAGGCATCAACAGCCAAACTGTAGGGAAACAGGAAATCTGAAGGTACTTCTAAATACGGGTTGTTAGCAGTTAATGTTCCCGTAACATTTTTTCTAAAGTCAGGTAACTGAATAGACCTTAAAATCATTTGCTCTGTTGTTGTAACAAATAAATTTATATTGTTTGCAAATGTTGTTTCAGTGTTTTCTGTATAGTCTTTTATTGCTTGCGTAAGCGTTGTGTATGTCCATGCCATTAGCTAATCACCACTTTAACCTGACCTATTTCGCCAGTAATATCTAAACCCAAAGTTCTTGATCCAAACTCTGTAATTCCCCCACCAACAGGATCGAATGCTCCAAGCGATCTGCTTTGAAATAATGATGTATCTGGCCTTGGATTTCTCAATGCTTGAGGGTCAGACATATTCATCCGACCAAGTTCATATTGTGGATTGTCTTTATCTAAAACATCATACCCAACTCGAAAGCCGGTAGCTCGACCATCACGGATCAATGGAACTAAATCTTTTAACCTATACCTAAATCCAGTTACATCGCAAAACCCAAATGACCTTTTACCTCTGGCATAAATACTCAATATCTATAACCTCCGGGAACAAAGAACAATGACTCTTTACCCCTATCTGCATCAGTTGCATTCTGCCACTCTTCATCGTACAAGCTTTTTAACAACGGTATTCTGCTTGCAAGCTCTGGCTTTTTAAGAGCAATGTTGTAAGCAAGCCCTGCCACCAAACATGGCAAAAATCGTGATGGCACTTCTGGGTTGTCTGAGCCTGTGGCTCCTATATCTGCAA